CGCTGGAGAAAAAATCGCTCTCAAGGTCTGGCTCCGTTGGCGTGCCGTAGCGCACCAGATAGCCGCCAACCTTGCCTTCTCCCAGGGCCTTGACCTCGCCGCCAAAATAAATTAGCCCATCTTCCATGTGATTCTCCCGTATATAACAAAAAAAGCCGGACAATATGCAAATACGCATATTATCGGCTATAGAATCCATCTACTCGCCTGTCGCTCGCCGCTACCGGAACCACCGGCTCGCATTGAACTTACACCCAATGTATCACAAATTTTACTGCTTGTCAACTATTCGAGAATCTTGTTTATAAGGTCGTTCCATAATTTCTTGATTTTTAAGCGCGCCCTATCGGCAACTGTATTCATAGTCCACCATCGGCCCTTGTGCATCCATGCCTGGTCATCGTCACTTATAACGTAAGGCGCATAATCAAGCCTTGTTCCGAAAGCGCCCTCTATATTTTTTGTTGATCCCGTCACCCTGTATATATCCGGTAAGCCAGCCCTACCACCGCCGCGCCTGGATCCCAGCGTTCTTCCGAGTGTGCCTGTGCGCCTGTACGTGCTATCGCTTGGTGGTGGTGGATACGGTGGGACTTTCTCGTGCAATACATTCAAGCTGTTGCGCATCGTCTCGCGCATTGCAAGCCCCAGTTTTCGGGAAGCCCCTCTGTATTTTTGGATAGCCTCAGCAAGTCCTTCAATTTCAATGTCTGTCATTACAATATCTCATTCAGGCGCTGGCGGGCAAGTTCTGTGCTGACAACCGGCTGCCCCCAGCATCGGCAGCGGGGGTGAGCAGGAATAAGCTCGTCCATCTGACTCAACGGGAATGTCTGGTTATGATTAGGCCCGCATATCTCACAAACGCGCTCATCAACAGCTGTCATCCAACGGAACTCCTCGATCACGCCCGTCGAATCCCACGCCAACTTGTTTCCCTTGGCGTATAATCGCGTTGTCTCTGTAGACGCAATCATTTCAGCGCGCGCGTCAGTAAACTTCAGCTTGAGCACGTCCTCCAATGATTGCAGCCGCGCACCCGACTCTATCCAATCAGTGATTGCCGTGGAGATATAATCCCTGGTTGATCTATTGATACCACGTATCCACTCGAAGCGGTATTGTCTGGCGTATTCCAGCGCCCATTGATTGATAAGATCCCAGCTTACAAACGCCTGAGCGGATGCAGGAAGCGCGGCCACGCCCCCCAGCGCGCCGCTCCTCAACATTCTGGCGTAGTCGGCAGACAACGCCTCCCACATTAGCTTGTCCTCGTTATCCCAAAACTCAGGGCTTAGGGCATCAGGCATCCCGCATATCCTCCGCTGATTTCAGCACTCGCTGCATTTGCTCAGACAAAAACGCTTTTGTATGTCGCTTCATTCTGCGTTCGTCCATCCTGCGCTGTTCATCGTCCGGCGATTCGCCCGCCTTGATCTGGACATTCGCAATCCATGCGGCGTATCCCTTGAGGCCATCCTTGACCTCTGGATAATGCTTTATAACATCAATAACCACGCGCTCAATCATGCGTTTGTATGCTCATACCATTCCAGCTTGACGTTGCACAATGTCGATGCAGCAAAAGCAGTGACACGGAGAATGTATTTTGTATTCTGCTTGAGGATGATTTCCTCGTCATTCCTGGATCCAGATTCGCCTTTCGACTGATTTGTAGCAGAGCCGCCCTTGTACTGGTTAATCAGTGTGCCGTCAGTCGTTCCGCCAGACGTCCCTTTGTGGATTGTCACACCAGCCGTCACCGAGCTGTTTCGATTACTGTTGCCCACGGTCTGTAATGTCGTACCGTCACGATCCGCGCCCTCGTACAACCTGAACTGACCGATAGCAGACGCATCTAACACAAACAGCATGTGCGCCCACTTTGCCGTATCGGGCGTTGTAATCAGGTAATCCTGAGAGGCCTCGCCAAGCTCGACGCTGTCGGTATAAATAAAATGACTTCCAGCGTGGATCTCGTGATGTGCGTAGTCAATCATCATCACGGCAGCGGTCATCTTGTCAGTTTTGACGAACGATCTTCCTTGCCCGGATGGGCCGTCAAATGTGACAATCGGGGTACCTGCAACCTGTGCATAAGTCATTGATTAATCCTCTTGAGCGATGCCTCTGTTCTCATCGCTCCGAATATGTCATCGCTGTGCGTGGTCGTCATCTGGCTGATCTTGATGTCACCTGCCGCCCATGCCTCGTATTTATTGCGCAGCATCGTCCGCTGCACACTCTCCGGCTGATCGTTGAACCAATCCTCACCTGTGCCGAGCCTGTTCTCACGTCCCTTGATCGCCGGGAGCATCGTGCACAGGCCGTTGTAGTGATCGTTCAGCACCTCGTCGTGCGTGTGAAACGTGCCGTGCATGTTCACGCAGCTCATACATGTTCGATCCGGCTCCAAGGCACTCATCCAGTACCAGCCATCCAGCACGTCCGCATTGACCGCATAATTAGCCCGTGTTGTCTCCCGATACGTCCAGATCTGCAGCGTCCGGCTGAGCTTCATACTCTCCGTCAGCCCGATCCCGAAGGCATCCGTGATCTGTCGGGCAATCACACGCGGGTTGCGTCCCATCGCCAAGCCCTGTACAAACGCCTCTCCAACACGCTCTGACACACCCGGAGCCAACATCTGCAGTCGCTGATCCAATGGGCTGCCCGGTGCCGTGTAGTCCACGATGCGCTCAATACTCTCAACGGGTAGGCGGTTGAACATCGCATCAACGCCTGCTGTACCCGGTGTACCTGGATCCACGCCCGGCACTGTGCTGCTTGCCGTGCGCATCAAGGCTTGTGCATCGCTGCCAGCCTGTGCGATCTCGGTACCCTGTACCTGCGCAAGCTCAACTTGCAGCCATGCCGTGTACCGCTGTAACTGCGCCTCGGCCTGCGTCAACAGCTCGTTGTAGCGCACCAGCTTGACAGCCTGCCCCGGTGTAATATCCTCACTGGCCTCAACCTCCAGCATGAGCGCGTCAATCTTGTCCTGCAGCCCCTTCACCAGCGTGGTGTAGGTACCTACAATGCGCTTCAGGCTGGCGTCAGAGCGCCGTTGTACAGACGCCTTCTGTCGCTTGGCCAGATCAATCAGAGGATCGTTACCGGGCTGATCCGTCACGCGTTACCTCCGATATTGAAACTGCGCAGGATCTGCGCGCCGATGTTATCGCCCTGCGCCTGCTCCTCACCGATCCGCATTTGCTCCTTCTCCCACTGATACCCGCGCTGTGCGGCCAATGTTTGCTTGCTTACCAATCCAAGATCTCGTTCAATGCGCATCACCTCAGCCGAGTCACGCTCGTCCACGGGCAGCACGTCATCTGACCAGACGACATCGCCGCCATCAGCATCCTCGTCACCAGCAAGCACCAACAGACGCCGGTTCAGCTCCGTTAGTGCGTCCGTCCATAGCTCCCGCTTGGTACCGTTCTTCGCCAGTGCATCGGTGTACAGTACGCGCAGTCCGAAGTTGGTCAGTGCGCCAAGTTTGTCATTCATGCTGCTGATATCCACGGTTCGGCTTACATCGAACAACGCCTGCCGCAGCACCATCAAATACTGCTGACTGCTGGACAGATCGCTGTGCATTTCGAGGTTTTCGATGTGCGCGCCGTCACCGGTAAACGTCACCATTTCATCCGGCCCCCAGGATGCAGACGACTGTGAACCTAGACCGCGCCCCCATGTTTTCGGATGTGCGTGATAGCGGATGATCTTATTGATGTTGCCTGCTACAAAGTTGATCTTGTTCTGCAGCTCCATCACGTCCTCAATGTCACTGCGCCCATACGGCCCTTCTGCGTTCGGCAGGTTCTGCCAGTGCAGGATCGGGGGGAAATCATAGTCCCAGACAACCTCATCCACCGGATCCCAGCGCCCACGCTCGCGGTTGATGTACCGGCTCACCAGCCAGGTACCGTCATCCTGAAGGGTGGTCAGCTCCTTGTGACCAACCAGCTTGTCGCCATCTTTCACGGAGTACAGGCACTCGTATTCAAGCACGGTGTCAATGTCCTCCGGGTGTGTCCTGATCCACATGTACAGCGGATCCAGCGGTACCAGCCGGGGTAATTCGCCATCTTCACCGGGCAGCACCTTGACGTACATCGTGCCTGCCGCCGCGCCGTACTGCCCCAGTTTGTGCATGAGAATGGATCGCTTGCTGGCGTCCCACACCGCATCCACATACTGCTTATCTGGTTCATCTTCGGTCTCAGCGTCAAAATCAACCTCAACACCGCCGCCAAACAACATAGAGATGGATCGCTCCACAATCAGCCCGGTGAAATTGATCACGAGGTTGTCGTCGGCCTGGTTGACTTTGGTCTTGATTTGCCTGCGCTGTACGCCGTTGGCGTAAGCCCGCAGCTCCGTCAGTCGGTCACGATACGCGCGACGTTCAGAGTTGCTCCAGAACTCATCCGGGAGCAGCCACATTTGCAATCTATTTTT